CAGCTTGCCCATCTGCCCGTCGACGTCGACCGCCATGCGGAACACGTTGCGGTAGATCGTGCAGTCGTTCTCCGGGCACTCGCCGAGAAGCGCCGTCCCGAGCTGGTGGAGCTCCTCCAGCCGATGCGCCGGGATGCGCTCTGTCTCGTGCTGGAAGCCGTTGAACAGCTCGCCGCCGCCCTTGGTGTATTCGTCCACCTCCCGCAGCAGGTGCCGCAGCCGGGAGAGGTCTTCAAAGCTCACGCCCTCCAGCACCGTCTCCCACGCTGCGCCCGCCTCGGCGATCTGCGCCGCATAGTGCTCGCACTCGTTCTCCTGCAGGATCTGTCCGTCCCGCAGCGCCGCAAGGTAGGCCAGCGCCTCATGCCCGCCAAGCAGGGCGGTCAGGGTGTCCTCAGCGTGCCTCACGCCCTCGATGTGCTCCCGCAGCGCTCGCTCGCTCCGCTCCCGGATGCGTAGGTCTTGTGCCTCCGCGTCCTCGTAGAGCTGTCCCAGCGGGCACTTCGCGCAAATGGCGTCCAGCTCCTCCTGCGTGTGTCCGGCCCGGTTCTTGCACCGTTCGTCGCACACGAACGCCAGCAGCTCCTCGGGACTGCGCGGCATGGGGCCGTCCAGCCGTCCCGCGCCGAAGGTGTCCGGGTCGGTGATGACCTCGCTCTCCGGCAGGAAGCCGATCTGATGCAGCGCCATCTTGAAGCCGTAAAGCTCGTGCGCGGCGGTGCGCGGGTCGGTGTCGGGGTGGTGCTTGCTCTTGACCTGCGTGGCAAGGCGGCGCGTCCAGCCCTCGATCAGGGCGGCGGGCTCCACCGCCTCCTCGGTATAGCTCTCATTCGTTTCCACGGCGGCGGTGTAGGTGGGCGGCTCGTCCGTGATGTCCTCCTCGGACTCCAGCCCCCGTGCCAGCTCCACGGCCACCTCCAGCGTGTCCGCGTCGTCGTACTCCATCGCGCCCCGGTCAATGTCCAGATTGCCCGTGTAGACCTCCGCGTCGATCACGCCGTACTCTCCGAGGGCCGTGCCCTCGTACTCGCGCTTCTCGCGGTCGTTGAACTTGACCACGAGGAAGCCGTTGATCTTCTTGATCTTTCTCATGCTGCCGTCATTCCTTTCTGCCCTGCCATCTTCAGACCGGGTGGGGCAGTTCCCGGTGACGCCCTTCCGGGCGTTTCGGCTTAGTGGTGGGTCGCTTCAAAGTTCTCAATCGCCCAGCGGTTGCCCGTGGCGTACACGGCCCGCCGCGTCCGATCCTGTGGCGTTTCCCGCCTCGGCATGGCCGCCAGTGCCTCCATCATGCCGCACCTCGGGCAGATGTCTGTCTGGTTGTCCACTCGCGACAGCGCGGGCGGCTCGTCGTATGCTCGCCCACACAGCGGGCAGATGTGCGGTTGCTCCTTCATGCTGCTGCTCCTTCCTGCAAAGCTCATCCGGCCAGTGGCGGGATGACGCGGATCGTGTCGTGGTACTTGTTCAGAATGATTAGCTCGCCGTTTGCTTTCTGCTTCACGACCAGCCAGTTCTCCGGGGCGAGGCCCGCTTGCCCGAGCCGGATCTTCTGCTTGCGGGTGGGCTTCTTGCCGCGTCTCATGATCTGCCTCCTTTCCTTTTCTCGGCGTTTGTGGTAGAGCAAAAGCGAACGGCGGTCGGCGGAATTAAATCTAAGAGTCGCTTAGGTGTTGGTGGGCTTTAGCAGTCCGTCAGGGTGTCGCCCTTGACCTCGTAACGATTGGGGCCGATGATGACGAAGGCCAGCATATTGGTCGTGCCGTCATGGTTGACCTGATTGATCGCCTCGTCCAGCTTGCCGTTGGTGACGTGGACTTTCTCCATGCTGCCGGTGCCGGTGTCCAACAGGCCGAAGCCGTTGGCCTCCTCCGGGGTATCTCCGACAGTGGTGAGGGCCATCTCGTCGGGGGTGATCTCGTTGCGGCCCGGTTCCAAGTTGAAGCCCGCCTCCGCCTCCTTCAAGGCGTCGTTCGTCTCTTCCAGTGTGGCCTCGCCAGTGGTGTACTTGAACAGGATGTCTGCGATGTCGTTCTTCATGTTGTCGTTCTCCTTCTGAAAAACGCCTCCGCCGCTCGCTTTTACTCTACCGTTCGCCGATTTGCTATTTCATTTTCGGTCGGGGTGTGCTATGATTTACTTGCTTTATACTTAAATCAGGCTACACCCCTATTATAGTCTCCGTTCGGCTACTTGTCAAGCGGAAAGTCTCTGAAAATCTACTTTTTGACGGGAGGCATTTTATGTCCGAATTAGTTGATAGAATTGAACAGGCCATAAAGGAAAAGGGCAGTAATTTCAAGCGCGTCGAGCGTGAGTGTGGTCTCGGAAATGGTACTATAAAGCGGTGGGGTGAACAGAGCCCCCGCCTCGACAAGCTCGTCCTTGTCTCCGAATATCTACAAATCTCTCTGGACTATCTCGTCTTTGGGCGTAGCTGTTCGGAGACTGCACAGGAGAATGACCGCAATGCGGCTTTCGAGCACCTCAAGCAAGAACAAGGTCTGACCTGCGACGGTTCGCCGTTGGAGGACGAGGAAGCCGATCTGATCGCCATGTATCGCCTCTTGCCGGAGGAGCAACAGGAGGACATTTTTGACCTCGTTCATCTCAAATATCGAAAGCACGTCGAACGGAAAAAAGAGTCTATTTACTGGACGTATCACAACGGCAGCTCCGTAACAAAAAGCGGCACCGCCGAGGACGCTGAAGCCCAAGGTGGAACCGCTTGATTTTTTGCGCTGTTTTGATTTAGTTGTAAATCTGTTTTCTGTAGAATTGAAAAACGCCCGCGCCGCACTCGCAAAACGCCCGAAACCATTGAAAACAGGGCAATTCTACAGCTTTTCGCAGTTTTGACCGAAATGTAGAATTGCTCGCCGCCTGTTTTGGCCCGGTTCGCCGCCCCGCCGCGCACGCCTCGCACGGCCAGCGCACGCCCTAATCCCCACCGATCCGCGCCGAAAAGCCCCGTTTTCCCCAAAACTCGCACGCTCTAACGCTCCGTTAGCACGCTTGCCCCTCTTGCAATCCGCCGCCGCGTCTGCTACAATAGCAGCATGAGCCGCGAAGCTCTCGTCCTCTTGGTCTGCTGCTGTGACTTCCGGGACGGGGCCGAGCGGATCATACCATCTAAAAGCCTCAGAAATGCCGTTATACGGGCGTTTCCGGGGCTTCTTTGTATTCTGCGTATGTGTGCGCCTCGCCGCGCCGCCGCCGTTGTGCGGCCTCGTGGGCGTGAAAAAAGCGCCGACCGCCGCCGACGCATCCTCATCTCAAGATTGTTGATAATTCGCGCCTCCGTCCCGCGCCGAAAGTCGCCGTTTCCCGCGTATTTCAAGGGTTTTCCCGCCGTCTCCCTCCTCTTCCCGCCTTATCCCGCATTTCTCAAATATCCTGTCTCCCCACAAGGGCTTTTTTGACAAGCTGAGAACACCCCGGCCGTTGGAAAACGGCCGGGGTGTTCTGTTTTTCAGGGGCGGGACAAAAAGTGGTCAGTTCGTCCCCTCCAGGTCATCCAACTTGATGGCGTTGATGAGGGCGGGCACCATCTGCTTTTTCCGGCTGACCACACCGGGAAGGATGGCCATTCCATTCTTTACCTTGGCCTGGAACGCTTTTTCCACCAGAACGTCGGCGCCCCGCCCCACCATCATCAGCTCGGTGGTGGAGTGCACCACATCGGTGAACATATAGAAAATAAAGTCCAGATCCTGATTTTTCAGGGCGGTCTCCAGATAGGGGGCGATCAGCGCCTGGCTGGCCCTGCGGTTCTTCTCGCTCATATAGCTGCCCTGGCCGATGCCGAAGCGGATGTTCTTGCTGTTGAAGATCTTATAGTCGGCGTTGAAGACCTCCTCGGCGGTCTTGCCGCTCACATCTCCTCCGGCCTCAAACATGGCGTCGGCATAGCGCTCCAGATCCAGACCCAGCTGCTGGGCCAGGGCCCGGGCCGCCTTTTCATCCGCGGGGGTGCAGGTGGGGCTGCGGAACATGAGGGTGTCCGACAGAATGGCGGACAGCATCAGCCCCGCAGTGGAGTCCTCGATCTCCACCCCCGTCTCCTGGTAGAGCTGGTAGATGATGGTGCAGGTGCACCCCACAGGCACGTTTCGGAAGTACACCGGCCCCTCCGTCTCCAGGGAGCCGATGCGGTGGTGGTCGATGATCTCCAGCACCTCGGCCTGGTCGATGCCGTCCACCGCCTGGCTGCGCTCGTTGTGGTCCACCAGGATGAGCTGCTTCTTGTGCAGGTTCATCAGGTTCCGGCGGGACACCACGCCCACATAGCGGCCCTCGTCGTCCAGCACCGGGAAGTACCGGAACCGGACGGAGGCCATCACCTTGGTCACCGAGTCCACCGAGCTGTTCAGGTTGAAGGTGAGCAGGTTCTTCTGCACCATATAGTGGCGGATGGGGGTGGCCTGGCTGATCATCTGGCCGGACACATAGGTATTGTTGGGGGTGCTGATGACGATGCAGCCCTTCTCGGCGGCCAGCATGCAGATCACCTTGGACACCTTGCTGCCCGAGCACACCACGATGCAGCCCGCGTCCATCTCAATGGCGGCCAGCTGGCTGTCGCTGCGGTTGCCCACGATGACCAGGTCCCCCTTGGTGATGGTGCGCTCCATGTGCTCGGCGCTGCCCGAGCCGATGCGGATGCTCCCCTCCACATACCGGCCCTCGATGTCCCCCACCAGCACGGTGCCGTCCAGGGTGTCCACCACATTCTGATAGCTGGTCCGGGACTCGGCCAGGATGGAGATGTCCGGCACCTCCATGTTGGCGGTGGCGATGTCCTTGACGGTGATGAGCCCCTTGAGGTTCCGGCCCTCATCCACCACGCACAGAGTGTCGATCTCCTGGTCCCGCATATTGGCCCAGGCCCGGCGCACGGTCATCTCCCCGTCCACCCCGGGGACCGGGCGGATGTCCACGTCCCGCAGCTGCGGGCTCACGTCGGTGTACAGCTCGGGGGCAGGGACCTGGAAGTGGTCCAGCACAAACTCTGTCTCCCGGTTGAGCAGCCCCGCCCGGCATGGCTTGCAGGGGTTCTCCGGGTCCAGCTTATTTTTCAGGCGGCTGTAAGCGATGGCGGCGCAGATGGAGTCGGTATCCGGATTGCGGTGGCCGATCACTTTAATGGCATGGGTGTTGAGCTCCTGATTTGTCATAGTCTGCCTCATTTCTCTCTGCGGCCGCTGGGGCCATTGTATCGTCTCGGGAGCCGTCCCGAGAACTGTTCGCGCAAATGGAGCCGGAAGGAATCCATTCTCATCCAGCTCACCCCCAGTATACCGTGTTTCCGGCCCGCGTGCAAGGGGAAAGTGCTTTTTTCGACCTGTTCCGAGGCAGATAAGCCGGCGGTAAATCCATCTGCGCCCAGCTGTTTTGACCGGTTTCGTTGGCCCAAGCTCCTATAATAGAGGGTGCAGCCGCGGTGGAAGGGGGCGTATAGCCGTGACCGTCATCTATGTGGATACCCTGTTTCTGCTCAACGCAATGGTGGACTATCTTCTGCTCCTGGCCTCCGCCAGGCTGGCGGGGGAACCCCTGGCCCGGCTGCGCTTCCTGCTGGGGGCCGCGCTGGGGGGGCTGTACGCGGTGGCCATCTTCCTGCCGGGGCTCTCCTTTCTGGCCCGCCCCCCCTGCCGTCTGGCGGCGGCGGTGCTGATGGTGCTGGCCGCCTTCTGGAAAAGCCGGCGGCTGCTGCGGCAGGTGGTCATCTTCTTCGCCCTCTCCT